GAAAACATAAATGAGAGCAAATAAACTAACAGACGTATTCAAACAAATAAACATGATGAATGGTGACATCAATGTATGTTGGCCGTTCACAGGTGCTCTCAACAAGGACGGAAGGCCGTATTTCACATATCAAGGTAAGAAGTATCTTGCATATCGTGTCACATACGAGCTTCTGAAAGGAGAAGAACTCGGTACGCGTGTAGCTCGTCATACTTGTGACAATGAACGCTGTTGTAATCCACATCATATCATTCCAGGCACTCACCAAGAGAACATGGATGATATGAAGCAGCGGGAACGTCATGGTTTGCCGCATCATACAGTTAGAGCGATCAAAAAGCTGCTTAAGATAGGTAGAAAGCATCAAGAGATTGCGGATCTGTATGGAGTTAGTCGCACAGTTATCGCTGAGATATCGTCAGGCAGAAACTATGCACACGTAAAGGAAGATGAATATGGAGAAAGTGACGATGGAATTTGAAGTAACACTTAGCGGAGGACAATTCATCCGCTTTACTACTGCAGATGGTGGCACACTCGTTGAATTGTTCAATCAACATGACGGGTTGTTGCTCGCTGATGGCTTCATGAATCAAAGTGAAGCTGAACATGCTATTCAAGTGATCAAAGGTGAATAGTAGCACTTGACATAAGCACTTATATGTGCTATATAATACAAATCAATCGCAAAGGGACATACAAATGACTGAACAAGTCACTGACGTTCGCGTCGTCGAAGTTGAGCAAAATCTCAACATCAACAAGTACGACATCATTATCGTCGACAACCTTCACATCGCTATCGTGTTGTTGAAGCATTCTGATGGTTGCTTCTATGTGCGGTATGCGTCTGGTTCTGAAGCTACTATCAATGAGTTCGATATTACTTCCGTTCTCAAGGAAGCTGAAGTCGAAGACGCTGTTCGCTTGTTGATTATGCGTGAGTTCATGTATCTCCGTGACGGCAACGTTAGCGGTAATGTTTCGCTCACTATTCACACAGATACTGTGAATATCTCTTCTCGTGAACTGCCCATCAAGTTCACTGCTGCTTTCGACTACGGTACGTACAAGTTTACGTCTAACAACCTTTCGACGTCTGTTACTACCGCCCGCAGCTACAAGGAACAGCAAGAAGTCTGTAATCCTAAGGCGCTTCCTGCTTACTAGTCACATCGCGGGTATGGTGGAATAGGTAGACACGACAGACTTAAAATCTGTTGGCATTGCCGTGTCAGTTCAAGTCTGACTACCCGCACCAACTGTGCCATTAGCTCAACAGGATAGAGCATTGACCTTCTAAGTCGAGTGTTGTAGGTTCAAGTCCTACATGGCACGCCATTTTCCGCCGGTTTAGCTCAGTTGGTAGAGCAACGATCTTGTAAGTCGAAGGTCACAGGTTCGAGTCCTGTAACCGGCACCATTTAACCAAAGGGACAACATATGTCACTCTTCGAGAAGAAGGCTAAGGCTCTCGCTGCATTCGACAAGATCGGCAAGAGCAACGGATCGTCTCCACCAGACAGCACTGATAACCGTGCATCGATTGCATATGAGTATTATGTCGCTGACTTCCTGGCTAGTGCAGCAGATAAGCGCAAGAAGGAAGCTAAGATTGCTGCTATCAATGCAGGAATTGAGGCAGTTGATCCTAAACCAGGCGACAACAAGATTGTATATGAGAATGAACATATGACAATCACTGCTCGCACTGCCAGTCCTGCGTCACGTATCGATGCATCAAAGCTTCGCACGGAGCTAATCAAGCTGCATGGTAGTGATGAAGCGGACAAGATCATCCGTGCTGCTACTGTCGAGAACAAGGCGTCAACCTCTTATATCTTTGCGGGTAAGTGACATGAACGAGAGCATGAATAAGTTTCTGCCACCTGAGTTTGTCGCTAAATTGCGCAAAGAGGTGTCTCCCCAGGAGCAACGAGAACTGTCTCAGTTGATAATCAATGGCATTGATCTTGTGACAGTCACAGCGAAGAATGTAAACAGCAGGGCAGATTGTGTCATGGTATTTGCTGCTGCTATCGCCTATCTGAAGCTGACTTACGTAAGTATGGGTGCTTTGACTGAAGATGAGTTTGATCGCAGATTCAAGAACAGCGTCGAAGCTTCTCTGGCGATCCTTAAGAATCACTCATAATAACCGAATTGCCGATTAACACGTTGTTCCTTCTCGGAGCAAGGCACGTTGCAGCGCAACAGTCTGTACTATTGCTAGGTTAATCTAGTGCAGGCAACTTCAAAGGACACACATGGGTCAAGTTGTATACATGAATGAAGTAGCTCCCAAGCGGGTAGATCGAACATACAAAGGACAGAAAGTAATCGTCACATTCATTCCGGGTGTACGCACTTGGAAATGGGAGATCCGTTATACGCAAGTCGTAAGCTACAGTGACGAAGCTAAGACGCTGCAAGATGCACTCAAAGCTGCGTATAAGATGATCGATAAACTGGAGAGGAAGTGATGAAGCTTCAACGTGCAATCAATAAGCTACATAAGGTCCCTCGAATTAATCCTGGGATCGTAAAGAGAGCGTTTAACGGTCGTATCTCAGAAGAAAAGCTGCTGCTCGTCGAGGGCGTAGCTGTGGGTAAAAAGTATTTCCACTATACTAAGGGATTGCGGACCCGCACGCGATGACACTCGCCTCTATCCCGCAGGACACACCATTTCATCGTGCTACTGTAGATGAAATGACAGACGAACAGCTGCATTCATTCGTACATAAGCTGCAAGAGCGCCGCCTTAAGGCCTGGAATATCTACCAGCAAGGCATTGAAGCAAAGCAGCGTGCAAAGGATGAGCAGTTAGCCGCACTCATGCAGAAGAAACTTGATCAATTCAAGAAGCAGCATGACACTGTGGTCAAAGCAATCGAGAAGCTAGATAAGTATGCTCTCGATATTCAAGCAATTCGGCTTGTTCTAGGAGATAGAATTACAAATGACGATCCTCAAAGCTAGGGATGTTGTAAGTGAACTACGTGGTATCGCAGATCCTCGTGTGATCAAAGTGATCGCTGCAATTGCAGAAGAGAATCATGAGATCAAGAAGACTGTAACTGAGATGGCTCTTGTCATGGATCAGCTTACAGACACGCTTCCCGGTATGGTGAAGGCTATGACCGCGATGAAGTCTAACATCGACGGACTTAAGAAAGCTGAAGAAGACGATCTGCCTCCGCTCTCGGGGATCCATTCATGACACCTAATCAGTTCATCAGCGATGCACAGCGTACAAAGAGCGATAAGTTCTTTGCAGTTAACACTGATATGCTCCATGCAGCTATGGGCCTGTCGACTGAGGCAGGAGAGTTCCTTGATGTGTTCAAGAAAGCGCTCTTTTACGGTGAGCCCGTCGATCTCGTTAACGCTGATGAAGAAGTCGGCGACGCTCTCTGGTACATTGCCATTTATCTCCATGCGCGTGGCCGCTCATTCGAAGATGTCATGCAACGAGTGATCAACAAACTGCGCCGACGCTTTCCTGATGCGTTCACAATGGATGCTGCGATCAATCGTAACCTAGTTGCTGAACGTGAAGAACTCGAAAGGAGCGGTGGCAGCGGCATCAACTCTATGTATGAGTAAGATTGTCTCTGTCTCTCTGCGTCTAGCTACTCCTGAGGACGCACACCTTCCAACATATGATAATACTAAGCTTCAAGCTGCTAACACCTGTCCAACCTGGGGTATCGTGCGTTACCAGATGCACAAGACATTCCAGAATAACAGCAGGGCAATGGCACTAGAAGCTGGTCAAGCTATGCATGAGCTGTTTGCTGCTGCTCGCTTGTATCAACTGCACTTCCATCAAGGTTGCAGCGAAGAGTTATTCCATCATCACGGTGTAAGGCTATTCAATAAAGACCGCTTTGATGGTATGTTGGAAGAACTTCGGCATGAAGATGATCGAGATCGCTTCCTAAACTTCTCACTGCAAGCTCTGTACTCAAGCGGTTTCTACGACGATCCGAGTGACAATCGTAGAACTATGACTAAGCTTGAGGAAGCCGGTATTCTATACTTAGATCGATGGGATCATAAGCGTAATCCGATTTGGGTACGTGATATGGAAGATCCTAAGTCTGATGTAGGCATCGAGATTGCGTTTGATATCGTAATCGAATTCACACTCGAAGACGATAGCGGTACGCAGTTCACTAAGGAAGTACGCTTCACGGGCAAACTTGACGGCTTGCATATTCGTGATGACGTGATGACTGTCGGTGAGAACAAAACTGCTGCTCGTATCGACGAAGCGTGGCGCATGTCATTCGAGATGTCGTCACAAGTTACAGGCTATTGCTTAAGTGCGAGCGTTTGGTCAGGACTTCCTGTTAACAAAGCTATCATCTGGGGACTTGCTATCCCTACTCCGAAAGCTTATGACAATGGCTTGACATTAGAGTACGTTAACAGGTATAATCATCACTTCGAGCGATGGTTTGAATGGTTCTTACATACTGTTGAACTCTATGAGCGGTATGAGAATGATCCTATCAAGGCTCCGAAGTACACTCATAGCTGCAATCGCTACTTCCGTCCTTGCAGTTTAATCCCCTTCTGTGTTGCAGATGATGAAGATCAGTTGGCTACGCTGGAAGAGGAAATGGTTACGGAAGAGTGGAACCCGCTTCATGAAGGGAAAGCGAATGAATAACTTTGTATTGCCTGATGATATCGATGATCGCTCGAAAGAGACCAACGAAAGGGCTGAAGCTCTTGTAAAGTATATTGTCGAGACAAATAATCTCGTAATCTCTATGCAAAGCGACGACAAGCTTGCTGAATTCCTCGGGCCTGATCGTGACACTGGTATAAAGTATCATCATGTTCGTGCTGCTGTGTTCTTCTTGTTTGAAGCGCTCGGCCCGTATATCAACGAAATACCCGTTGATGCTCTCACAAGTGCAGTGAACAGTGCTCTTGAAGAGTGTCTCGATCTGAAGAGGGTAGACTTAACTAATGGAGATTGAACTTGGAAACAACAAGACAATCAGAAGCCTCAGTGAGCAATCAACTCGCTTCACAGCCCTCATTTGGGGTGCTCCCGGATGTGGTAAAACAACACTTGCTGCAACAGCTCCAGGCCGCAAGCTCTGGATTAACTTTGATCCCGACGGACTTACGTCTATTACAGGCTTCGCTTCGCAACACAGCGGCAGACCTACGGCACTCAGCAATGATGTTCTCTCTCTGGATCTCTCTGCTGAACCCAGTAGGGTTGTGGATGGGTTTAAAAGGGACGACCACCTTAAACTTGGTGCTATTCTGGGTAATCCCGAATACGCTATTGACACTGTCGTGGTTGATAGTCTCACTCGTGTCAGCCAACTCGCTATCGAAGCAGCAATCGCGTCTGGACAACATGGCAAGGCAACTATCGAGCGCCCAGGCCAGAGTGTCTATGGTGCACGAAACGCTGTCACATATCGAGTTATTACCGACATCCTCGGAGTTACAGGCAGATACAACAAAAACTGCATCTTCATCACGCACGAAGACGCGCCGGTCACGAACGAAGACGGAGTGATGCAATATATTACGATGGCACTCGGTGGCAAGCTACCGATCCTGTCATCTGCGCAGATCTCTGAAGTCTGGTTAATGACTGACACAGGCAAAGAGCGCCGACTTGCGGTAAGACCTTGCAGAGGCTATAAGCCAATGAAGACACGCATGTTCGATGCATCTAAGTCACCCGAATTCGTCTGGAAATACGACATCAACGATCCTAATCCAGACATGGAAATTGCCACATGGTTTGAGAAGTGGAGAGCAGGCAATGGCGTCAAGCTCCCGCTCCCGGCCTAAGGCAAAAGAACAACAATCGGAAACACAAGTGTCTGCCAATCCGATTGTTGAACCTAAGGCGGACACAAACTTGCAAGTTGAAACTAGAGAGAAACAAATGTCTGACGAAATTCGCAGCCTGATCGAGTATAACGACGACCTGTCTAATGCCGAAGCTCCGGTTCCGCTGCCGACGGGTACTTACGTCGGTGAAGTGCGCGGTGCTGAAGTAAAGGATAGCTCGAAGGGCTCGAAGTATGTCTCCGTTACCTTCCACATTAACTCCGACGACTATCCGCCGGATTACACGGAAGGCGACCCCGACGGCACGATCCTGACCTACAACCGGATCAGCCCCGAGAACACCACCCGCGCCCGTTTCGCCATGAAGCGGTTCTGCGAGGCCCTGGGTGCTCCTATGGGCCGGGCCATCGACCTGAATGACTGGCTGGGTAAGTCGGCCCTGCTGGAAGTGACCCACGACACTTACGAGGGAATCCCGCGGGCTCAGATTAAGTCGGTCAAGCCGGCCTAATTTCTGAGAAAAGTGCCTTGAGGGTGTTGACACGTATATAATATGTGCCTACATTCTCAAGGTCACTTACGACGTACCTCCTTTCTAGAAGCTAGAGGAAAAATCCAATGTCTGAACAAGTCACCGAAACTCCGAAGAAGCGTCGCAAGGCTGCTACCGGCCCGCGTCAATCGAAGCCGATGTTCGCCATCGTCACCTATCACGACGAAGACGGCAATGCCGTAAAGCTGAACGGCTCGGCTCTGAACATCCGCTTCACCAAGGACAGCGAAGAACTCGTTGCTCTGCTGACCACCGATGGCGGCACGAATGCCACTGTCATCAAGGCTGACCTGCCGGTCGCTACGCGCAAGTCTCCCGCTGCGGAGTAAGCAATGCTAGACGAACTTGCGTCAACATCCTCCCCCGTGAGGCGCAATTAGTCGAACATGGAAGGCCCTCGGTCGTAATGATCGGGGGCCTTTTCCGTGGTGATTCAGCGAACAGATGCGATCATGAATGTGGACCATGATCGAGCGCGATGCGTTTGCCGACGTGAATGCGCTCCCTTGCCGGAACAAGGTGCATCTGTTCTCTCAATCACCATGAGGGACAAATGGCAATCCAATTTCCTATTACATATACAATCCCTACGCCATGCGAAATTCCGATGGGTAAGGGAATTGAAAGTACACGCGGCCCTAATGCACGCCTGTTGCAGTCGCGTGGAACAATTCAAGAGTGGCGCAGAGTACAAGTAGCTGCACACCTTCTTGATATCACCGCATCTAACTTCCTGCGGTGCATTGCTCGTGACGTAGCAGAACAAGTGATCTCTGTCGCACGAGAAAAAGGCGTTGATGTAGACAAAATCTTTGATCTATATCGCGACTAGTTCAACATAAACAGTCAACGGACATATAAGATGGAACTCGCTCCTAAACAACAGGAGGCGATCGATGCCTGCTGTGATATCGCTAACCGTGTGGTTGCCGTAAGCGGCGCTGCTGGTACTGGTAAGACTACGATCCTGCGGCAAGTGTATGCTGCGCTCAAGGATGCTGGATATAACATCGCTCTGTGCTCTCCGACAGGCAAAGCTGCTAAGAGAATCTATGAAGCCACCGGGATTAACGCGCTCACAATTCACAAGCTACTTGAATTCTCGCATCCAGGCGATCCCGATCCGAAGACTGGAAAGCCGATTGGCTTCTCGGCACCGAAACGTGACAGACAAAATCGACTTGAGTATGATGTCATTCTTGCAGACGAGTACGCGATGGTTGGTCATGATCTGCATCGTTGCTTGTTTGATGCTCTGCCTTCTGGTGGACGAGTTTGCTGCTTCGGTGACGAAAACCAGCTTGCACCGATTGAAGAAGACAAGCGATATGAGAGTGAACCGTCTCCGTTCCAGAAGCTGCTGAATGATCCCAAAAACTTCCGCTCTATCATCCTCGATACCGTGTTCCGTCAAGGACAAGACAGCGGTATTCTGCTGAATGCTAATAACATTCTCAAATCGAAGATGCCTACGCGCAATGATCAGTGGTCACAGATGATTACGGATCAGCCGATCGATGCGCTACGCAAGCTGATTGAGGAAGTTGACTTCGAGCGTGATGGTGCTGATAATCAGATCCGCTTCGACACTATTGAGAACCAAGTTCTTGTTCCGCAGAATAAAAGCTGGGTCGGCACTGCTAAGATCAACCTGATTATGCAGAGTATGTACCACACTTCTGCTGAACCTCGCATTCAATTGCCGCGTAAGCCGTGGGTTGAAGGCGCAGATGGTGAGAAGGGCTCGCATATCTGGGTGTACAAGGGTGATAAGGTCATCTGCACCACGAATAACTACGAACTCGGTGTAATGAACGGTGAGACTGGTACGATCATCGAACTTGATACCGAGACAGGCGAGATTGTCATCGACTTTGGTGACAGAGAGCAGTCTATTCCGCCTGTACTGATGGTGCAGAACAAGTACGGCAAACTTGTCAGCATCGATCCGCGTAAGGAATTCGATCTAGCCTATGCAATCACAGTGCATAAGGCTCAAGGTAGCGAATATAAGCATGTCATTTATATCTTGAACAGAAGCAACATGTTCATGATCAATCGACGTAACTTCTATACCGCTATCACGCGTGCTAAGGAACATGTGCATCTTATTGCGGACCAACAGGGCCTGTCTAACGCGGTCTATCGCAAGGATCAGAACAGAAAATGAGTACTAAGCATAAGCAAGTCTTAATCATCGAACATCCTGTGCCGGCACGTGCTAGGCAATTAGCCCTTGCGTGCTATCGTCATTTGGACAAGCGCTGTGCTAAGGGTGAAATGATCGCACATAGACCTTGTGTGCAGTTCATTCTCGATCCGCTGTATCAGGCTGCTCAATCTCTTTATGGCATCAATAAGACGCGACACACTTATATCAGTGAAGATGCATCTTGGGAGTACAATGCACAGCCTGAGTTCTATGGAGAGCTTCCGATTGATGTCTATGACAAGATCAAAGCCTCTGTACCGCATCTATTCCTTGGTCGTGTGGCATCCCGCAGAGTCAAGCTGAACAAAGAGTACAACACGTTCATCTATTATGACATCAATGAAGATTTAGCTGACAACCTTGTGTCTATGTGCATCGAACTGGGCGTTGACAACGTAAGTTTGATCTCATTCGGACCCAGCAGGATTATCAGCAAGCTTAAGTTGATGACACAGACAAGCGGAATGAAGGCTATTGAACTTCTAGATACAGAAGAGTATGGCTTGATGAACGCATTGATCCGTGGTACAATGATGAAGTTCTATGGCATTGAGGACTTTGAATGAGTTATGCAACTATCCACGATCTTAATAGAGAAGCGATTAGTAGATGCCGCAATCTGGGTCTCTCCGTCGATTGTCCTGCTGATGGCTTGGTTAACGCTGAGATTGCAATCATCGCAGAAGCTCCCGGAGAGCGTGAAAAGTTTACTAAGTTGCCTCTTAGTGGGGGTAGCGGGAAGTATCTGTGGGATGCTCTTCGTCCAATTGGCATTAACCGCCGCTCCTGCTTTATCTCGAATGTAATCAAACGACAGCTTCGTCAATTAGATGACACTAAAGATAGCATCACGAAGATCGAAGCTGATCACTACAGCCAAGTCCTGCGTTGGGAGTTAGAGCAGTTACCTAATCTGCAATACATCGTATGCTTGGGTAATCACGCACTGCAAGCTATCACCGGCTTAACTGGTGTGATGCACTATCGCGGCTCTGTACTTACAACACAGATCTGGGATGCAGCTACTGAACGTCAACGAGAGATCACGGTCATTGTATTAGTCAATCCTGCTATGGTCATGCGTGAGCCTAAGTGGGAAGTGATGTTCAAGTTCGATGTCGATCGGCTTAATTCCATGTTGAAAGGCACATACGTCCGTCATGTGGTCGAGACTGAATATGATCCGTCGTATACTGAAGCAATTCGGTGGATTGATCAGTTACACGATGAGAAGAAGCCGACGGCCTTGGACATCGAAGTTATCGCGAACGAGACCGCTTGTATCGGATTTGCTAACTCGGGGGTTTTTGCAAGATGCATTAACTTCAGGGAGACAAAAAGCAATCGATTCTCTGTACAAGAAGAGTTGGATATCCGCCTACGCATTCAACGATTTGTGCGAGATCCAACGACCCGACTTATCATGCAAAATGGCATGTTCGACTCCTACTGGCTCTGGTGCAAAGACAGGATCAAGCTCGGTCCTGCGTACTTCGACACCATGCTCGCACACCACACACTCTATCCGCCGCTCCCGCACAATCTGGGCTTCATCACCACACAATACACGACCCATCCTTTCTACAAAGACGAGGGCAAGACGTGGAGAGAAGGTGGTAATATTAGTCAGTTCTGGGAGTACAACGGTAAAGACTGTGCGATCACGTTCGCTGCGCATGAGAAGATGCTCAGAGAGTTACAAGCACAAAAACTTGACGAGTTCTTCTTCTCTCACGTCATGAGACTGCAGCCGCATCTTATCTACATGACTGTGATGGGCATCAAGGCTGATTTGACCCTTAAGGAGCGTATTGCAGAAGAGACTGCCAAATCTGTTGCGTCACTGAAAGCTAAGTTCCATGATCAAGTCCAAGCCATTACAGATGAACCCGGATATAAGCCAAATCCTGGTTCACCTAAACAAATGTCCGAACTGCTCTTCCGAAAGCTGCACCTTGTTGGTCGTGGAACATCAACAGATGCGAAGAATAGATCAAGAATGCGCTCCCATCCTAAGACTCCGCCTGCTGTGCGAGAAATGCTCGACACAGTAGATGCTTGGGCTAAAGAGAACAAGTTCCTTGGCACTTATGCAGAAATGAATGTCGATGAAGACGGACGAATTCGATGTGAGTATAAACAAACAGGAGTTGTCGCAGCTCCTGGTCGCCTTAGTTCTTCTGGCACACTATGGGGAGGCGGAACGAACCTTCAAAATCAGCCTGAACGAGCACACACATTGTTTGTGGCAGATGAAGGCTGTGAATTCTCGTATTTCGATCTCTCGCAAGCTGAAGCCCGTGTAGTTGGGTGGCACTATAAGATCGATGCATGGATGCAGCAATTTGAGCAAGCGCGTATTGATGGTAAGTACGATGCTCACCGTGCTCTAGCTAGTGAAATGTTCGACATTCCATATGACGAGGTTCCTAAGGAAGACCGCGATGCTGAAGGTAATCCAACGATCCGTTTCTTGGCTAAGAGATGCCGTCACGGACTCAATTATCGTATGCAGTCTGATAAGCTTGCTGAAACGCTCTCTATCGGGATCGACCGAGCCTCGGAGTTACATCGTATATACCACCGAATTACACCCG